CAGCAACAAAAGGTGGTATGCAAGGTGGCATGGGTAAAGCAAAAGCTGCGCCAAAAGAACCTGTAGAACCTATCCCGTCTGAAATCGTGGACAAACTACAAGACATGAAAAACAAAAAAGCCGCTGAAAATTATCAAAAGACTAAAGATAATAAAGCTGGCGGTATGATTAAAATGGCTAAAGGCGGTTCAGCTTCAGCTCGTGCAGATGGCTGTGCTCAACGCGGTAAAACACGCGGTAAGATGGTGTAATCATGCGGGCGTCTCGTGGTATGGGGGCAATAGCCCCTTCTAAAATGCCTAAGAAAAAGATTATCAAACGCAAAGATAATCCTGAAGACGTAGAGATGTTTAAAAAGGGTGGGAAGGTAAACTTACCCGCTAGTAAAAATGTCAATGCCGCAGGCAACTACACAAAACCTGAAGTTAGAAAGCGTATAGTGTCTGAAGTTAAGTCGGCTGCAACACACGGTACAGGCGCAGGGCAGTGGTCAGCTAGGAAAGCACAGTTAGTCGCTAAGAAGTATAAAGCCGCAGGTGGCGGTTATAAATGAGCGCGTTAGCTAAAAGCCAGAAGTCTTTAAAAGCTTGGGGCGACCAGAAATGGACTACTAAGTCAGGTAAAAAATCATCAGAAACGGGTGAACGGTATTTACCAGAAAAAGCAATAAAGGCCTTAACACCTGCAGAATATGCGGCAACAACCAAAGCAAAACGTGAAGGTAAGGCGGCTGGTAAACAGTTCGTAGCTCAGCCCGCTAAGATTAAAAGCAAAGTTAAGCCATATAGGAAAATTAAATAATGCGATGCTACTTTAGCTTTATTACTGGAGTGATGGTTGGGCTAGAGTTAGAGGAAAGCGAAGACTGTAATTATTTGATTGTAGAGCTTTTCATCGTGCAATTCATATTTGAATGGGAAAAATAAATTGGCAACCACAGGTGCATCATCATTTAATCTAGACCTTAATGACCTCGTAGAAGAGGCTTTTGAGCGTTGTGGTAAAGAGCTTCGTACTGGTTATGACTTGCGCACCGCGCGACGTAGCTTGAACTTACTTACTGTTGAGTGGGCAAACCGTGGCATAAACCTATGGACAATTGAACAAGGCACGATTGTGATGGCGACTGGGCAGGCGGTATACCCACTACCTGTTAATACGATTGACTTGCTAGACCAAGTGGTACGTCAGAATAACGGCACTACAAACCAAATTGATATCAACATCAACCGTATATCCGAGTCAACCTACTCTACAATCCCTAACAAATTAACACAGGGTCGCCCTATACAGGTGTGGATTAACCGCCAGTCAGGTGCATCAAATGCTACGACAGTGACTTTGAACGGTGGCATATCTGCTACAGACACTACAATTACAGTAAGCTCTACAGCTAATCTATCCTCATCAGGGTTTATACAAATTGATAACGAAGTTATTAGTTACCCAAATGTAAGTGGCAACCAGCTTATCAACTGTGCCCGAGGCCAGAACAATACAACCGCAGCAACTCATCTAACAGGTGCTTCGTTAACTACTTTAAACCTTCCGTCAATTAATGTATGGCCAACACCAAACGCTCAGGGTAATCAGTACACCTTTGTTTACTGGCGTTTACGTCGGGTTCAAGATGCGGGTGATGGTGTTAATACACAGGATATTCCGTTCCGATTCTTAAACTGTATGGTTGCTGGCTTAGCTTATTACTTGTCAATAAAACTACCTGATGTACCCTTAGAGCGTATAACAGGTCTTAAAGCAGACTACGAACAACAGTTCCAATTAGCGGCGGATGAAGATAGAGAAAAGGCATCAATACGGTTTGTTCCACGTAATATGTCGTACACGAGGTAATCATGCCTACTAAGTATGCTAGTGGTAAACACAGTATTGCCGAGTGCGACCGTTGTGGTCAGCGCTATAAATTGGTACAGCTTAAAAAGCTAACTATTAAAACGAAACAAGTAAGCATTAAGGTGTGCCCAGAGTGCTGGGACCCTGACCAGCCGCAACTACAACTAGGTATGTACCCAGTTAATGACCCACAAGCGGTGAGAGAACCTCGTCCTGATACTAGTTACTTAGTGTCCGGTATTGGCCCAGACGGTAATCCAGAGGGTGGTAGTAGAGTGTTTCAGTGGGGTTGGAACCCTGTAGGTGGGGCAAGAGGGAGTGACACGGGTTTAACACCTAATGACTTGATTGCCCAAGGACAAGTAGGTATAGTAACGGTATCAACAACTTAGGAGTATTAACATGGCATACAAATCAGGCGCCGATGGCGTAGCAAAACAAGGTAAGACAAAAGGTAGAAACTTAGGTGATTCAGGTCCAAACGTAGCAATTGAAAACGGTCCTAAATCTACAGGTAGTAAAGGTGGCAAAACTAATGCTGACATGAAGAAAATGGGTCGTGGCTTAGCTAAGATTGCTGCACAGAAAAAGGGATAATATCATGGGTAAATCAGCACAAGACTCAACAGGGTTTGTTTTCCCTACAGGCGGCGGTAACGATATTGGTATGTATAAACAGCCAATGCCAAATGCAGATACGCAACCAGAAAGCATTATCTCTAAATCAGGTAATGGCGTAAATGAACTTAACATAGCCGTAGGTAATACAAGTAAAGGTAATGTTAAAGGCATGAATCCTTACGGTACAGGCGAGATGCGTGGTTATGGCGCTGCAACTAAAGGCCGTAAAATTAGCGGAAAAATGGGCTAATGAACTACATAGAGCTTAGTCAAGCAATCCAATCATACGCGGAAAACACGGAGTCTCTATTCGTAGAGAACATTCCTACGTTCGTGCAAGAAGCGGAAAGACGTATATTTAATACTGTTCAACTACCATCATTACGTAAAAATGTGACAGGTACTATGACCTTAGGTAATAAATATGTTGCGCTTCCTGATGATTGGTTGGCTAACTTTTCTCTAGCTGTCATTGATGCAACGGGTTCTTATAGCTATCTTTTAAATAAAGATGTAAACTTTATCCGTGAGTCATATCCTAATCCTACATCAACCGGACAGCCTAAGTACTACGCGGTGTTTGGCCCTCGTATCGATGAAGCAAATGAGCTATCGTTAATTCTTGGCCCCTCCCCTGACTATGCGTATGGTATGGAGCTTCACTACTTCTACTACCCAGTATCTATAGTACAACGACCTATAACTTTACTAGGTACGATTACAGGCGGGTCTGGATATGTCAACGGTACATACTTTAATGTTCCTTTAACGGGCGGTTCAGGTGTATCTGCTTATGCTACAATCACGATATCAGGCGGCGCAGTCACTGCGGTTACTTTAATAACAGGCGGCTCATTCTACGTTATTGGTGATGTACTAACTACAGCTAATACGAACATTGGCGGAACAGGTACAGGTTTTTCAATCCCAGTAACTAATGTAAATAATACTGCTGGCACTAGCTGGCTAGGCGATAACTATGACCCTGTGTTGTTCTATGGTGCTATGCGGGAAGCAATTATTTTTATGAAGGGTGAGCAAGATATGGTCACTTATTATGAGAAGATGTTCCAAGATGCTTTAGGTCAATTAAAACGCTTAGGCGATGGTCTAGAACGAGGCGATGCTTACCGTGACGGACAAGCAAAACTTAAAGTAACTACTTAATTTAGGAGTAAGATATGGCAATTTCACAAGCAATGTGCACGAGCTTTAAAGTTCAATTATTGAGCGGCTCGCAAAACTTTAACACAGGCACAACAAAGGTTTATAAAATCGCGTTGTATACATCAGCAGCAACACTAGGTGCAGGTACAACTACTTATTCAGGTACTTCAAACGAAGTAGCTTCAGGTGGCGGATATACTACAGGCGGCAATACGCTTACAGTCTCACAAATACCTACAGATGGTGGCTCAGGTACTACAGCATATATTGACTTTGCAGATACTACTTGGTCAGCTGCAACAATCACTGCTCGTGGCGCGTTGATATATAACAGCACTGATGACACTGCAGTTGCAGCATTAGACTTTGGTTCCGACAAGACATCAACTGCTGGTGACTTTACAATCATATTCCCAACAGCGGACGCAACAGACGCAATTATCCGTATAGCTTAGACTAGGAGTCTCAAATGGCTCTAGTTCTTAAAGACCGGGTTAAGGAAACCTCAGTATCAACTGGTACTGGGGCATTTGCGCTTGATGGAGCTGTAGGTCCATACCAGACATTTAGCACAATCGGTAATGGTAATACAACCTACTACGCTATTGCGGGCCAAACTACGAATGAGTGGGAGGTAGGCATTGGTACATACACCACGGCTACTGATACCTTATCACGCGACACTATTCTTGCCTCATCTAATAGCAACACAATCGTTACCTTCTCTGCTGGTACTAAAGACGTATTTATTACCTATCCGTCTGAGAAAGGTGTATGGGTAGATGCAAGCGGTACTTCAAACTATGCGGCTACGATAGGTTCAACCGCAGTAAACCTTGGAACGACGGTAACTACTCTTGCCGGGCTAACATCTGTAACAGTAACACAAGACCCTTCCGTAGCTTTAGACCTAGCAACTAAGCAATATGTAGATGGGTTGGTCTCTTCTGGTATTACTTTTCACGCCCCAGTTAAATACGAAGTTCCTGATACTACAGGCAACCTAACTGCTACATACAATAACGGTACAGCAGGCGTAGGCGCTACCCTTACTAACGCGGGGACCCAAGTTGCGTTTACTCCAGACGGCATTGTGGCTTCTGTTAACGATAGGATACTTGTATACAACCAAACAAACGCTACTCAAAATGGGGTATACACCGTCACCACGGTAGGTAGTGGCGCTACAAACTGGGTATTAACTCGTGCTACTGACGCAGACTCGTATGGCCTAAAAGACCCTAATGCGTTAGGTAACGGCGACGCTTTCTTTGTAACAAGCGGTAATACTGGGGCAGGTGAAACTTATGTATGCAACACTCCAGGCGTCATTACGTTTGGTACTACTAACATTACGTTTGCTCAAATAACCTCTTCTCAAGTATACAACGCTGGAACAGGATTAACCTTAAGCCCAGCAACAACATTTAATATCGCTAATACCGCAGTTACAGCCGCATCATATGGCGCTGCAAGCAAAACACTAACTGCTACAGTCAACGCACAAGGCCAGTTAACAGCTTTAGCCGATGCTAATATCGCTATTTCAATGAGCCAAGTAACAAGCGGGGTACTAGGTGCAACCCAAGGTGGTACAGACCAAAGCTCCTATTCAATTGGTGACATCCTTTATGCGGACACTACGACTTCACTAGCTAGATTGGCTGACGTTGCTGTAGGTAATGCTCTAATATCAGGTGGATTAAACGCAGCTCCAGCTTGGGGTAAAATAGCCCTTGCTTCTGCGGTGTCAGGTACACTACCTGTTGCTAATGGTGGTACAGGCGTAACTACTTCAACAGGTACAGGCGATGTGGTGTTGTCTAATAGTCCAACACTTGTAACCCCCGCTTTAGGAACCCCGGCAAGCGGCAACTTAGCTAACTGCACGTTCCCAACACTTAACCAAAACACAACTGGAACTGCAGGTAACGTAACAGGTGTGGTAGCAATAATTAACGGCGGTACAGCCTCAACAACCGCTCAAGGTGCGATGAACACACTAGCTGGAGCAACAACATCTGGATACTACTTACGCGGTAACGGCACAAACGTAGTAATGGCATCAATCGTAGCCGGCGATGTTCCAACGCTAAACCAAAATACCACAGGCTCATCAGGTTCATGTACAGGCAACTCGGCAACGGCTACAACGGCTACAACTTGTAATGGAAATTATAATACCACTAATGCCCAACAAAATGGTTCAGATGGCTGGTGGCGTTCAACTGGTTCTGCTGGTTGGTACAACTCAACTTATGCCGTTGGGATTTATTCAACAGGTGCAGGATTAGTTCAAACTTATAATAGTTCATCGTTTCAAGCAAACGGAGCTTTATATGCTACTGGAAATGTAACTGCTTATTACTCTGATGAACGGTTAAAAACTAATCTAGGAAATGTTAAAAATGCACTTGATTCTGTTTGCAAACTAAATGGCTTTAGGTATATTAACAATGAGGTAGCCAAATCAGTTGGATATGAAAACGAAGAAGTCCAGCTTGGTGTAAGCGCACAAGAGGTGGAAGCATTATTTCCAGAAATTGTTTCTATTGCGCCATTTGATATGCTTCATAACGAAGAAACAGGCGCTATTAGTTCAAAATCAGGTGAAGAATATAAAACAGTAGATTATGCTAGATTAGTACCTGTGTTAATAGAAGCAATCAAAGAATTAAAAGCGGAAGTAGATGAGCTAAAGAAGGCTAAATAATGTTTGGGTTTAGCTCATTTGCAGGGGCTCCATTTGCTACATTAGCAGAGTCCACTAATGTAACAGAATTTGTCACAGGGGTACAAGGTACAACAGCTTTAGGCGCAGTGACAATAACTGCAGATGCAAATTTATTTCCGGCGGGGTTGTTTGCAGTAGGTGAACTAGGAAATATTACTGTCTACCCAATAGTAAATATATTCCCGACAGGGCTAGAAGCGCAGGCATTACTAAACAGTGTAACAACAAGCGCAGCGGCAAATACCACGGTAACAGGATTAGAAGCGACCGGGTATGTAGGTAGTGTAACAATCACTGCAAGTGGTAACATATATGTTACTGGGGTTTATGGCGAAGGGTTTGTAGGTAGTGTAACAACATCTTCTGCGGCTAACGTATTTCCAACCGGAGTATTTGGCACAGGTGAAGTTGGCGATGTAACTTTCTCGCTAGGCGCTACGGTATTCCCTACAGGCGTATATGGCACTGGGTTTGTTGGTGATGTTACAGTTAATGCTGATAGTAATGTATTTGCTTCAGGCGTCCAAGGCACTACATTCCTTGGTACAGTTTCAATAGCGGGTAAAGCCAACATATACCCAACCGGTGTGTATGGTACGGGCCAATTAGGAACAGTATCAACAAGTTCAGCTGCAAGGGTAACGGTATTAGGTAATCAAGGTACTACGTTCTTAGGAACAGTATCGGTAACAGGTAAAGCTAGTGTATATCCGCTAGGTGTTCAAGCTACAGGATATGTTGGATACGTATTAGTATGGGGCTTAGTAGACGACTCACAAAATGCTAACTGGACAAATATAAACAATGCGCAGTCTACAACTTGGGCTGCTATAAATAACTCACAGTCTATAACATGGACTAATATAGATAATACTGACGCTACAGCATGGTCAGATGTTAATAACACTCAGACAACTACATGGACAAAGGTAAATACATGATGGATAAAACAAACATTACACCAAATAAAGAAGATGCGGTAAAATGCGACAATAAAGAAACACAAGCAAACGAGACCCCACAAATAGAATCGCAAAGCGTGTCAGTGACGGTTACTGGGTTTTCCTTATTTGCTACTACTTTAAAATAGAGGATTAAACCATGGCAAGCACCTATTCAACGAGCCTAAAGCTTGAACTTATTGGTAACGGCGACCAGTCGGGTACTTGGGGTACTACTACAAATACAAACCTAGGTACACTACTAGAACAGGCTATTACAGGTGTTCAGTCTATTACCATGGCTAACGCTGACTACACTCTTTCTAATCTTAACGGTGCAGCGGATGAAGCGCGTAACGCAGTCCTTGTAGTAGGTGGCACGAACGCAGCAATTAAAAGTGTCATAGCTCCCGCAGTTGAAAAACTATATGTGATTAAGAATGCTACCGTTGGTGGCTATGATATTGTAATCAAAACCTCATCAAGCACAGGGATAACTATTGCCAACGGCACGACAGTATTTGTTTACTGTGATGGCACTGAGTTTTATACGGTTGTCCCTCCATACTCTTCTTCAGCTGTTGTTAATACACTAGTATACCGTGATGGAAGTGGTGATTTCTCTACTCACGCTATACTGACAGCTGATTTAGGCGTATCAGGTACTACAATTTTAGGCGATGCATCTGGCGACGCTGCAATTATTAATGCTACAGCTACAATCAACTCTCTCTCCGCATCTAGTGCAGTGGCTACAAATGCTTCTAAAAACTTAGTGTCAGTAACTAATACTGGCTCAGGTAATAATGTATTAGCCACAAGTCCTACTTTAGCGAGTCCTACTTTAGTGACTCCTGTTTTAGGTACGCCTACCTCAGGGACGCTTACAAATTGCACGGGCTACACATATGCTAACTTAACTGGAACTGTTCCAACGTGGAACCAAAACACAACAGGTAGCGCTGCGACGGCGGGTAGCATTACAAATTCGGGTGGATGGAATGTAACGCCTAGTGGCACGACATTATATTTTAACTATAATGGCACAAATGTAGCCAAGCTAACTTCGGCAGGAGTGTTAACAGTAGCAGGCGATGTAGTGTCTAACGGAACAGTTTAAGGAGTAACAAATGGCAACATCTTTAGTAAGCACTGGGGTTCAATTCCCAGATTCAACGATTCAAACAACTGCGGCACCAGCGGCTGGATTTTCAACTGTTGTTTTTGCATCATCAACAACTTGGGCAGTTCCAACTGGCGTAACTAAAGCAAGAATAACTGTAATTGGTGGCGGTGCTGGTGGAAGTAGATGGTCAACAGCAGACCAAAGGGGTGGTGGTGGCGGCTTGGCTATTGCTTATTGCACAGGAATAAGCGGAACTTTAACAATTACAGTAGGAGCAGGTGGGGCAGCGGCTTCAACTACAAACACATTAGCAGGGGCTGGTGGAACATCCTCAGTAACAGGAACTGGAGTTTCAGTATCAGCAACAGGCGGTGCATCAGCAACAGGTGCTTCTGCACCTGGAGCAGGTGGGGTTGGTTCTGTTTCAACAGGAACGGCAATAGCACGAGGGTATGATGTGTTTAATACTGCCCAAAATACTGTTGCAGGCACTTCAGGCAACGCGGGCAGTTCGGCCAATGTCTTTAACTCATATATTGCTGGGCCTATTCCTATCGCAGGGAATCGTGCAGTTTCTAATACAACAGGCGGGGCAGGTGCTGCATTTTCAGTTGGTGGTTTATCGCCTGCTGGCGCACCTGGTTTTGCAGTAGGAACTACTAAAGCCATTGGTGGCCTTGTAATGATTGAATACTAAAGGAATAAACATGAAAGCACTTATATCACCAGTTCAAGATAACTTTGTGGTTCAAGTAGAACCTGACGATAAAACATTTGAAATTGGCTTGCCTTTATATTGGTTAGATTGCCCTGATAACATTGTGGCATATCAATATCAATACTTGGAAAATCAATATGTGGCTTATGTGCCACCTGAGCCAACGGCAGACGAAAACAAAGCAACGGCAGTTAGTTTATTGCAAACAACCGATTGGACGCAAATTCCTAGCGTTAGTGACCCTTCACTTAGCAACCCTTATTTATCCAACAAACTAGCCTTTGACCAATATCGTAATTCTGTTAGACAGTATGCTGTTTACCCTGTGGCTGGTAATATCAATTGGCCTACAGAGCCAACTGAAAACTGGGTAAGCGTGTAAAAATGAAAAACCTAGCGTACTTATTACTAGGTCTTTTACTTGGCGGTATACTAGCAGCGGGGTTGGCGTATGCGGACGAAACAACAATTAATTATAAAGGTCAACCTGTCCCCTCTGCTATGGCTCCTTCAATGTCGGCTTTCAGTCAAGATGTTTGCGGCATTGGTGTCAGTGGTGCTGTTAACGGGGGCGTATTTTCTGTAGCTGGTGGCACTATGGTTACTGACAATAACTGCGTTCGCTTGCGTTGGGCTAAGTTCTTAAGTGACAGCGGTTTGAAAGTTGCGGCAGTATCTCTTGCTTGTGCAGCTACACATGAAAACTGGGTTGCAATGGAAATGTCGGGTTCGCCCTGCCCTATAGGCGGTGCTATTGGTGATGCAGCAAGAAAGGCTTGGTATGACTTACACCCAAATTGGTTTGAGGAAATTTATGGTAAAGACTTCGTTCTTATCACTCCTCTTCCTGATTCTCATAAGGAGTAATTATGTTTATGCGTATTGTGCAGCGAGTCAATGGACTAATTATGGCCCAGTATATTCGAGCCTCTTTGTGGGTCAAGGAACGACTCTTGCAGCTTGTCAGCAGCTTGCTTGCCAGTATTACCCGGGTATACCAGAATGTGGCCAACCTACAACTCCTGAACCTCCTGCGTGTTCCGACAGGGTCGAGTACCAATCCCTTGCGTGTGAGCCTAACCACAGCGGGTCAGTTAATCAAAGCCGCACTTATGTATGTCAAAGCCAAAGCTATACTCCTTGGGTCACAACTTCTAACAACTGTACGCCAAATCAACCAAGCTGCACTTACAGTGCTCAAACAGAAGAAAGGGCCACTTGTGGAGAAAATCAAATCGGCTCTGTCACTTATAAAAGAGAACAAAACTGTCCAGACCCTTACGGTTCGCCAGTTGATTCAGGCTGGTTCGAAATTAGCAGGTCTTGCCAAGCAGCTCCAGCAACGTGCAATCCAAGTGTTCAAGAAAGGCCAGTAGCATGTCAACAGGGGTTTGTGGGAACGATAACAGAACAACAGACAACGGCTTGTCCTACGCCATACAGTCCGCCTGTGATATCGCCTTGGGTGGAAACAATGAACTCATGCGTCAAGAGCCCCACCAACGTAACGAACATGAGCAGTCCATTAAATCCAGTCAGTCCAATAAGTGCGCCTGCGACCCAGGAAGTAATGCAACCTGCACCGGAGCCACCCCCATTACAAGAAGTACAGTCGGACACACCAGCTTCCCCTGCGCCCACTGCAACGACTACGACCCAAGATACATCCGCTCCGCCGCCGACTACATCGAGCGGGACTACGCCGACTACGTCAACGCCACAAGTTCCGAAGGGCAAGACACTCGTTCCGGGGTTTGGGGTAGTGATGAGCCTAGAAATTTTAAACAAGCCGATGCAAACTCAGGAGATTCAGTTGAACGATGCACTGGCATACCAGCAGGAGTTACCATATGAGCTTAGAGGAAACCAAGGATTCTTACTTCAACTACTCAGCGAAAACGCTACTAGTAGTTCTTTTTGGGGTATTAGCGCCGCTAAGTGGGACAGTCTACTTAGGAATAACGACCTACAACCGTGTTATAGCTGCGACTGAAGCCATTGAAGCAGCCAAGCCCTATGACGACGCTGAGTTAAAAGCAGAAGTAAACGCATTAAAAGTGCAGTTAGCTGCCCAACAACAATCAGTCAATACGGTTAAAGACTCTATGGTTGTTACATCAAATCAACTTGTATCTATGCAAGAAAAGGTATCCAACGCTATTGGCACAGCCAATGAAGCTAAAGCAATTACTAATGGTAACGTGCGCGAAACCGCTGCGTCTTTAATGGGTGTACGCGAAGAAATGAAAGCTACACGCGAAGGCATTGAATCACAACTTAAAGCACTTAAACGTGCCACATCAAATCCACTAGGAAATTAATTATGTTATCAATACTATCAGGTTTAATGGGCTTTGCTACAGCAGGTCTACCAAGCGTCTTAAGTTTCTTCCAACAAAAGGGCGACCAAAAGCATGAACTAACTATGGCTCGCTTACAGAACGAACGCGAACTTGCTATGGCTCAAGCTGGCTTTGCATCACAAGAAAAGATTGCCGCTATTGAATACGAAAGCGCTATTGTCGATGCACAAATCCGTGAGACAGAAGCCCTACATGCACACGATACAGCAATTGTATCTAAAGCATCTCAATGGGTTGTTAACTTTAATGCTATAGTTCGCCCTGCCATTGCTTTTATATTTGTGGGTGAGCTGTTAGTAATTAACTTAGTGTCTTTGTTTTGGGCGATGAAAACAGGTGTGGATTTTAACACCGCGCTTGAATTAGTATTTAGTGCTGATGAAATGGCTATTACCTTTACCATAGTGGGCTTTTACTACGGTCGTGATGGTTGGAATAAGAAGTAATGAAAGCTAGTAAAGAATGCCTTAAAATGCTGGCTCACCACGAGGGGGTCAGGCAAAAGCCATATAAATGCCCTGCTGGTTTGTGGACGGTGGGCGTTGGGCATTTGATTGGTGATGGTAAAACGCTGCCTGACTCATGGAATAAAACTTTTACTTTGGACGAGGTATATGACATATTGGCTAAGGATGTCGCACGATTTGAACGAGGGGTTAACAAATACATCACTGTTCCGCTTAGACAAAATGAATTTGACGCTCTTGTATCTTTTTCTTTTAATCTCGGTCTTGGTGTATTGCAGCGGTCAACCCTCCGGCAAGCGCTTAATCGCGGCGACAAAGAGGGTGCTATTGCGAGTCTTCTCAAGTATAATAAAGCCGGTGGTAAGGTCTTGAAAGGATTAGACAACCGCCGCAAAGACGAAGCAGCACTGTTCAGGAAAGAATAAAATGCCATTACAGAAACTAGAATTTAGACCAGGATTAAACCGCGAAGGTACAGACTATGCCAATGAAGGCGGTTGGTACGACGGCGACAAGATTCGTTTTCGTTCTGGATTCCCTGAAAAGATTGGTGGCTGGTCTCGCTTATCAAATAGCACTTATCTAGGTGTTGCTCGTTCTTTATGGAATTGGCAGGCACTTGATAGTTCTAATTATCTAGGTGTTGGCACTAACATTAAGTATTACATCGAAAAAGGGAGTCAATACTTTGATATTACCCCATACAGTACAATCGGTGCGGCTGGTGATGCTACATTCGCGGCTACTACAGGTTCAAGTACACTTACGGTAACTGACGGTACATATAATCCTTCAGTAGGAGACTTTGTTGTATTTAGTGCAGCTGTATCATTAGGTGGAAACATCACCGCTGCGGTATTAAACCAAGAATATGAAGTGCTTACAGTACCATCAACTACCACATATACAATCTTAGCACGAAGCGCATCAACTGGACTTCCTGTACTAGCTAATGGTTCAGACGTTGGGGATGGTGGCGCTTCTACCGTTGCATCTTATGAAGTACCTATTGGGCTAAACGTATATACTGTTGGTACTGGTTGGGGTGCAGGTCCTTGGAGTCGAGGTACTTGGGGGTCTTCATATACATCAGGTATAGGTCAACAATTGCGCTTATGGTCTAATGATAACTTTGGTCAAGACCTTGTTATTGCACCTCGTGGAGGCGGTATATACTACTGGAAAGCCTCAGATGGTGTTACAACTAGAGCAGAGTCACTAAATACTCTCTCAACTAATGCGGGTTTTTCTGGTGATTATGTCCCCAATACAACTAACCAGATTGTGTCCTCAGCTATTCAGAAATTTGTTATTGCTATGGGTGCTAACCCTTATGTATCTGGCACACCTGACACAGACTTCAACCCAATGCTTGTTCGGTGGTCAGACCAGCTTAATCCATACGAGTGGGTCCCAGCTATTACAAATCAGTCTGGTGAATTTGCTTTAACTAATGGCTCTTTTATCGTGGGCTCTCGGGCTACTCGACAAGAAATTTTAATATGGACTGACTCTGCTATTTATTCTATGCAGTATTTAGGTGCTCCATATGTGTGGGGATTTAATATCTTAATGGATAATATTTCTATCATGTCTCCTAACGCAATGATAACTGTAAACAATGTAACGTACTGGATGGGTGGTGACAAGTTTTACATGTATTCTGGTCGTGTGGAAACTTTACCATGCGCATTGCGTCAGTATGTTTTTAATGACATTAATAAAGACCAATCATTCCAGGTATTTGCTGGGGGTAATGAGGGATACAACGAAGTCTGGTGGTTCTATGTAAGTAATTCAAGTGGTGGAACCACAGTTGATAAGTATGTAATCTATAACTATGTTGACCGAGTTTGGTACTATGGCTCTATGGCGCGCAGTGCTTGGTTAGATTCAGGCATTCGTCAGTATCCTATGGCAGCGGATTATAATAACCGTGTTCTTTAC